AGTCGGACAGAGCCGCCCCACTCGGGGACATCGACGTCAACGGTCTCAAGGTCGTCAGCGGCAAGGATCAAGTCCTTGTTCAACAAAGCCATTTCGCGGGTTTCCTTTCGATGCGATGCGGGTTACGGGTTAAGCGGCTGGACGGGGACCCGCGACCCCGCCCAGCCTGACTGTGGGTCAGGAAGTCTCGGAGCGCGTGATACCGTCGCGCTGCGTGACGAACTTGACCTTGGTGTCGGACAGCTTGCCGACCGCGCCGTCGAGCGGGCTGTACTCCAGAAGGAGGCAAGTCGCGCTGTACGACGGGTTGGTGGTACCGACCGGAAGGCTCTGCGTCGGAAGGACGTAGATGTAGAACTCGTCCTCCTGGTCGTAGAGCGGGAACAGAACGGAGTCAACCGACGCGGCGTTGAAGTCCTGCTGCAACGTGATCTCGAAGGTGTCGTCCTTCAGACCGTGCTGGTGCTCGCGGCCACCACCGGAAAAGTTGGTGGTGTCGATGTCATCCTTGGACAGGGTGATAGTGACTGCCGAGCAGTGGTCGGACAGGTCAACGCCGTTGACCTCAATGTAGCAGTCACGCAGAATAAGCTTCTTAGACATTACTCATCCCCTCGGGGTTCGTTTTCCGCGTCCTCTTCAGACGCTTCGCTGGTTTCCTCTACTTGCGTGGCGGGTTCCTCAACTGGCGGCTCTTGGAGCGGAGTTGGAACCGGCCTGTCTTCTTTGGGAGCGCGGATAATGAATCCACCCCCGATGAGATGGCGCTCTTGCGCCTCCGGAAGATTGCGCTCGAAATACTCTCCGAACGACTTCCGGAAAACTCTGTGCCTTTCGGCAATTACCTTGTAACGCATCAGGGGTCAGCCTCCACCCTTACCTTGAGGATCGCACCGATATGCGGAACCTTGTTCGTGTCGTAAGAACCGCCATATCCATCCATGGCGTAACACAGGGCGGTTACCGCATCGCCGAGCCCCAAGTCACTGTTGTGATTGATGGCATGCGAGATGCTGTCAGGACCGTAATGGCTTACGAACTTATCAAGTTCGGTCTGGCCTCGGTCTGTGTCGTTGCGAGACACGAGGACAACAAGCTGAAACTCGTATGTTGCATCCTCGCCCATGTTCACAACGTACTTACTGGACAAGGGCCTTGAGATGATGGCAGGAGTCTGCGTAGCATCCGGGATGTTCCTGTAGGTGTATACCTCGCTGGCAATGTTCGCCTTGACGGTATCTACAAGAGCTTGCCGTATCTCTGCCAACGTAGGCGGCTCTGTCATCCCACCAACACCTTGTCTCGCACGTATCGACCCAACTTCGCACTTGCCATGGGGTTGTTGCGAACCCTCATGACGGTTCCGAAGGAGTCGGCACCGGCCACCCCGAGCGGAGCGTCCTTGAGCTGGAAAGTCTCTGCCGCCATGATGAAACAAGCCTGCTTCACCCCGGCGGGAACCGAAGTCCAACCCCATTGTGCCGTAACCTTTAGGCGCGCACCAGAGTTGTAGCACCTCCGGGGCCACCGATATCCCAGCAGTTTGATCCGCCAGAACGGCCAGCCTGGCTCTCCGTCAACCACCCCATTCAGTGGGCGAAGTTCAAAGTCCTCGTCCTCAACCAGGGTGTTTCCGTCAAGCGTGACAACCAGGTCATCAGTGGTCCAAAAGTCGTCCACTACTGCCAGGTTGTCGGCCACCAGGTTGTACTTGCGGAGCGATGCCGTAGAAGTCTTGTTGAACTGGCGGTTGCAGAATCCGTTGATGCCAACAGACGCGTCTTGCATGGCGTTTTGCAGCTTATCGTCATCCTGCGAACTGCCGGTCATCTTCATATAGTCCTTGAATTCCTCAAGGAGTATGTACGGATCTCCGATCGCCATTTAGTCCTCCTTAGGCTTCTCCGGAGCGGGCGCCGGTTCCGGCTTAGGCGCAGGCTGCTTAGGCGCAGGCGGGGCAGCCTTGACGGGACGAGGCACATCAAAGTGCACCTCAAGCCGCCTCCACAGACCCTCTGTTGCGGCCACGATCTCATGAGCTTCGCGGGCGATCGTCACATCTTTGATGATCTTGATCTTCTCGCCCTTGAAATTCACAAATGCCGTCTTAGCGGCTATCAGAAGTCCCATGCTTCTTCCCTTCCGCGATCAGCGTTCGCATGGCCGATCGGTTTCTAAGTGCGCGCCTGTACTGTTGCCACAGCGCGCGGCTCTCGGATGAACCAGTCGATCGGTTCATGCGCGACATCGGTTCGTGCCACATATGCCAGAGGGGTTCAACTCCCCTCCAGGGCAAGCCGTACAGAGTCGTCCAGGCCATACCAGCCGACTCGTCCTCTTGCCCCCAGCCCCTGAACCTGCGATCCAAGGGAGCTTCTATGTAAGCGTCTCGCTCCATGACGAACATGCCGCCGCCAACGACGCCCTTGTACGGGTGTTCCTCGAACTGGTCATCCGGGAACAACTCACCGCGCGCGCGCACGAACTCAGTAGCGCCACGGGTGAGCCTGTGCACAGCCAGGTGAGGAACTGCCCACTTATGAGAAGACGTTGACGAGGTCACTTGCGTTACCGCTTCGCCGACTCCCCAGCACCACACGTCGGCATCAGCCATGACGATGACGTTTCCCGTTGCCGTCTTGAGGCATTCGTCTATGGCTTCAGCCTTAGACCATTCCTCGCTCGGGCAATCCGCATCAACTACCTGCCAGTCCGGGTAGTAGCTGCGCCAAAGCTGCTTAAGGAACAGCCAGTTGGCTTCACGCGTCGGATCTGGCCTGTACGGAACCAACACAGATACGCTCATATGTTGTACCTCGTCGCGGGGTGCCGGTGGTAGTCCTCCGGGAAGTCGATGTCATCCGTCCAGTCGTTGATTTCCTGGAAGTACGGAGCACGCACGATGTGTCGATTCAGCCTGTCGCCCTGAATACTGCGCAGCAGCATCCATCCGTGCGGGCGCAAGATGTTCTGCTCGACGCGCGCTCGCTCGACTATCTGCAAGTGTTCGTCAAGCATTGGGATTTGCTCAGGCCAGAAGGTGTGAGCGAACAGCTCACCGTACGGCGTCCCTGTTACCTTTGAGCCGCCGTGGCGACCAAACGCCATGTATCGACGCTGAGTTACCAGACCGAAGATCTTCCTAATGGCTAGATCAGAAAAGAACACGTCGCCTAGCATCAGCGCCGTAGGCCCGCTCTCGTTCCACAGGGCGCGAGTTGAGTCAAACTCACTCTTACCAGCGACCTCATGGGTTACGCACCCTGGGCGACTGTAGTAGCGAGCCTCACCCAACGGGCACGTTATGTGTATGTCGTCGGAGCAAGCGCCAACCTGCCGTATCGTCCTGTTCAGCAACGGCTCACGCTGCGGCCCGGTCTGGACGAAGTGGCTGCGAATGCCCATGTAGTAACCCCACTTGGTCTGAGGTCCGGCACAGGCGACGATGATCCTCATACGAACTCCGCTGGAAAGTCTGCCCCCACCGGTCCCCTGTTCGAATAGAACGCCCTGCCCTCCGCTCGCATGTCATCTATGATGCCCGGGATGGCTGCGGGGTAGTTCGTCTGCAAGTGGCCTATGATTACGCCGTTTTGCTTCCTGTCCTCCGGCGCTTCCTTTACCGCCTTGCGTATCAACTCCACCGATCGGAAGCCGTTTTCGTCCTCACGCCAATCCCCTGTTGAGATCGTCCAGAGCTTGAGCGAGTACCCAAGGTCGAGTGCCCTTTGGTAGACACGCGCGTCCCAAGCGCTGTAAGGCGGCCGGAGAGCATTACATGCAACTCCGTCCGAAATCTCATGAACAAGCTCGTCATCCGGGAGAACCGTCAGGCGGGCATGCGAGTAACTGTGGCTACCTACGTAGTGACCCTGAGCCCTTAGCCCGGGAACCACGTCGGGATGCCTGTCTGCCTTCATCCCGATGGGGAAGAACACCCCCATTATCCCTTCGGACTTGAGGTATTCTCCGATGGTCAGCGCTATGTCCGGGTTGTTGTCGTCCCAGTCATCGAACGTCAGTATCAACTTGCCGGAACGGTTGCCCATTCGGTCGAGTGAGCGCCGAGCATAAATTGACATCGGCGGCTTACGCCCCTGCTCCACAGGAACACACCCCCAGCTTCCTGACTCGCGCGCGCTTGCAATAGCAGTTGGAATCGCCCATAACGATATCGCCGAGTTCTTCCATGCGATGACGCCAGAGGTGACGAGCTTTCACAAGCTCAAGTGCAGCCTCCCGTCGCTCCTCCATCTCGGAGTGACGAAGAGAGTTGATCTTGTGGTCCAGCGCCTCAAGATCGCCGCGCGGGAACGTGATCATCACTCGATCATTGAACCCCCACTCGGCCATCCCTTCTACCTCCGGATGGGCCAGCAACGCGCCGCGCCCCAGGGTGCAGGGGAGCCGATCCGACCAGTACCGGGGGGAAGCTGCCGAGTCGCCGAGTACGAGCCCCGTACGGGCGTATAGAGCGTTGAGCCTGTGCCCGTAAAGCTGCTCGCGCGCTCCCTCGGCCCGGCCGTACAGGGCGAAGCCATCACCCCAACGCCGCTGACCGTACGCGATCAACTCGGCGCGCTCCCGGCCGTGGATCGACGGAACGAAGCCGCCGACGAACACCGCAGCGTGCGTCCGGTCGGGAACCGGGATGCGCGGCTGGTCTGCGTAAGCGTACTCACTACCAACGGCAGGTGGCATCCAGAAGTGGTTAACTCCCCTACGGAAGAACTCCAGTTGGTGACCACCGTCAGCAGTGAAGACGTACTGACAACTCCACCAGGGTGCGCGACCGACAAGCTTCTCTCGGTTGCGAATTCCCCAGTAAAGGTCCATGTGCAAAGCGACCGTGCGGGTGCCGCCTGCTTCTATGTCGCGCAACATGCGATCTACGCCAGAAGGGGGTGAAGGTTCGTGCCCGTGCGTCCTCGCCCAGATGAATATGTCGGCACCTTCGCAAAGCTCAACGACCTCACGAGTGTTCGTGCCCTTGGCCGGTACATGGCTTACCTGCCAACCAAGTTCACGACCGCCTTCGCACATATCATCTTTCCACCTGTTATCACCAGGCGGCAGCGGAATCCCGAGCACGACAACCCTCATGGAGCTAACCCCTCTTCACATACACCTGATCAAACCAGATGGCGCGCGGACCATGCGGCCACTCGTGCACCCTGCGCCAGCCGTGCGCTTCCATGTACGCCTCTACGTCTTCGCGCATAGGTTGACCGTCATACTTGGCCTTAGTGCCAACCTCTATGACGATCATCTCGATACCACCGAGATCCGCACCCTCAAGGACCTGAAGCTCTGAACCCTGAGTGTCAATAACCAGCACGTTGACCGGAGTTTGAATCGAGATACACGAATCGAGACGCCATACCTCGACCTCGAACTTCTGGACGTTACCCAAGTCGATAGGAGACAAAAGCGAGTTGTACTGCTGGTCCCGAAGTACGCGATTGAACGTAGCGCATCCGCGCTTTGCTCCCACCGCGAAGGGAATAACGCGAACGTCCGAACGATACGCGTACTTATCGCTAAGCTCCCTAGCCAACTGCGGATCAGCCTCAACCAGGATGATAGTGCTGAACCCCAACTCCTGGTACAGAGGGACTTCCTGACCCTCATGGGCACCGACGTGACACACACCCTTGGGGGCCACGTCGGCGTCTCGCATGATGCTCTTCCAATCCATCTGGTCGAGCGTGTAGTGATGGACCATCACTTACCCTTCGGGGCAGCCTTCTTCTTGGGCGGGAACGGCGGCTTACCAGGCACAGCCTTCTTGGCGGGCGCCGGAGCACCCTTCTTGGCCGGGAACGGGGGCTTACCCTTCGGCGGGGTGCCGGGCTTGCCAGCGGGCTTCGCTGCGGGCATACCGGGCTTCTTGGCCGGAGCGGCCTTCTTGCCGGGCGGGGTGGCCTTTTTCTTCGGGGGCATTGCCATAGTTGAGACTCCCTCAAGTATCCTCTCTGCCCTCACGGGCATGACTCCGGACTTTCCGGAGGTGAGGAGTA